ACCTAACGCAGCTTGCATGGCGGTCATGCGGTAGTTAAGTCCTGGCACTGAGAACGAATAAGTCTTATCAAACCCACCGTTTCGATAGGCTGTGGCTCTTGTTAAGTCCTTCCCACACAACATCCCACCTTCACCGGTGGTCATGTCTTTATTGGCGAAGAAGGAGAAACAGGTAAAGTCGGCGTAAGGGTTTAAAACCCCTAAAGCCTCACAAGAGTCCTCTATTACCGGAATTCCTAAGATGCTTAGGTCTTCCGCGACTTCTCCGTACAAATGAACGGAGATAATCGCCTTGGTGTTATCTGTAACAGCATGGATAACATGCTCAATCGTCATCAAGCCTTTTTCATTCACGTCTACATAAACCGGTGTCGCACCGACTGCTAAAACGACAGATGCACACGTCCCAAAGGTAATCGCTGGAAGTATGATTTCGTCACCGGGTTTAACATCTAATGAAAGTAAAGCTAAATGAAGTGCCGCCGTACCACTAGAAACTGATAAAGACTTACACCCTATCCACTTAGAAAATTCATTCTCGAACTCTGCAACAATGGGAGACCGATAAGTCAACCATTCATTGTCTATACACTTATTGAGGTATTCTTTTTCTTTACCTGTGAAATAAGGCTTGAAAAGTGGAATAGATGTGTCCACGTTTCTCCACTTCTCATTTCTTCTAGAGTCCACTGACAGTACGCGAGGTTGTGCGCCCATTGCTCCCTTTCAGGTTTTTTGGGGTTGTCGATATAGAGAAGATTTCGATTAGCTACGGGAAACGCCATAGACCCGTGGTCATCAACAAACACGGGCACGCCTTCGATCAAGGACTCAACACCTGAATTGGAGTTGAAAGTTACTACCGCCCAGGCGTCCTCCAAATCCTCGAGGAGCGAGCGGTTGGATAGCTCACAGACGTTAGCTACATCAATGTGAGTCAATAATTCAGGGTTTTTAAATTTCGGATGCGGTCTGAAAACGATCTGTCTTTCTGATTTCTCATGAATAGACAAAATCGTATCCCGTAGCCATTGGATATGGTTTACGTGTTCAACCGCAGCATCCCAAGGGATTTGGCCACAGACTATGATCTTTTCACCCTGCTTCCAGGGTTTGAGTTTTAAGCCTAACTTCTGCCAACGATCCGAAGGAGAATCGTGGTTATTGAAATCAGCTCTACCGTTTAACCCATCAAACCCGACTGCGTAATGGTTTGATTCCTCATCCCCTCGGTTGATATACCCTGTTTCTAAAACAATGGTACGTTTACCGTTAGCTTTCTGACGGTCAATGACATTCCCACGGAAGTTACTGTAGGGGACGGCTTTCTTTCTCACTCCAAAGACTACTGCTATATCACTCGGTTCGTAGTCTTGAACCGACCTTAACTCCTTATCTACTGGACATCCGTCGTAGAGAGCTTTGATTGTTCGGTTATGTACTTCGTCGTTTTCGGTAAGGTAAAAGTTAGCTTTCATTTAGCTACGTACACTAAAAATCGACCGTTGGTCCCTTTCCTAACTAATGGTTCTGATTTGCTCGTCTGACAATTTCGCTCGATCACTTCCCAACCTGTACAGGCGAGGAGTTCCTCAAACTCATCCGGCGTGTAGTGTCTAAGGTGTGGATATTCGTCTTTTACGAATAAACTCGGATCGAACTTATAGAGTTCTTCGTTCGGAACTGAAGCGATGAGAATGCCTTTGGTTAGGCTTCTAAACCGCTTTAAGACTTCTACCGGGTTAGGCAGGTGTTCGATAGTCTCTAGGCTTACCACCGCGTCAAAATCAAACAGTGGATAGAAATTACTCAAGTCACCGGTAGTGAATGTAGGTCCATTGAAATACTCATCACCCCATGAAGTAGCATGGTCTGATATATCAACCGCCTGAACCTGCCTACCTGACTTGTGAATAAGAGATGCCCCATATCCGCACCCACAAGCGGCATCTAACACAGGTCCGGTTATTGAATGCCTGTCTAACGTGTCTATCGCGTAGTGGTAGCGATTTAAATGGTCTTTCTGAATACCGTCAAAAGATGTTGAATAATGTCTGACAGTATTTAGGCTCATGCCGATTTCAGAATAATCGGTTTCCAGTAAAGCTCTTTACGATCTACCACTAGTTCGGAGCTATCGGTACGGCTTAGCTTTCTCTTGCCCTTCTTATGGTCCATCACTTCACCCAATACCGAGTTTACAAACGGGTGATTAGTTGATTCTGGTTTAAGATGAGCCGACAAATTTACAAAGTCGTTCTGATTCTGCTTAAAGAACCGTCTGGCGGCGTCGAATCCATAGCAGTCATGCCAGCCAGGAAGGGTGAAAATCACTCCACTGGTGAAGACTGAGATGTACGCACCGAAAAACGACTCGTACAAAGGGTGAGAAGTATTAAATCCAAGAAATCCCGACTCGGTATAAGGGATAGACGTCCACCCTTCACGACCTAAGAAACAACAGAACTTGTCATCGGGTAACACTTTATCCAAAAATTCATGAGTCACTTTCGAGTGGGTTATGACATCGGCATCCACCCAGATTACTTTGCCTCGATACTGTTTACATGCGTGTCTTTGGATAAGGGGTTTTCTCACCATTGCCGCATCAAGCTGGATGTTATAAGTCCCATCTCCTATATTCCCCAACATCATGGGGAATTTTGAGATGTTATCCATCCAATCCTGGTAGCCTTCTACTTCTTCAATGAAGTGCCAGTCATCACGAATGTTATTGCCTTCGTAATAAACTACTAACCTGACATCTTCCGGCCAATTCTTTTTGAACGTCTCGATGAAGTTCTTTCCGTATACTTCATAGCCTTCATCCGTAAAACTCGTCACTACCGTTTTTTGCATTCAGCCCTCAGTTCGTGAGCTACTCTGGAAATAACAGAATCCCAACTGCCTCTCTGGCGGAAAACTTTTAAGTCTTTTGACCAAGGTAAAGAATCACCCTTATTCCCCCAGACCCAAATCGGCCATTCGGGGATCATGGCTAACACCTTCACGCCTAAAGCACCGGCTAGATGTAAAGCTGAAGTATTAATACCGATTACCATGTCTAACTCAGCGACTAATCCCGCTGTGTCGTCGTAATCGTAGGTATCTAACGCTCTATTCCAGTGATGAATCTTGATACCGTGCTTTCTCTGAAACTCTGCGAGTTCCTTGTCACGGTTTTTGTACTCAAGGCTCACAAACGTGCAGTTTTGAGAAAGAATCGGTAAAAGCATCTCAAGTGTGAGCCGTCTACGCTTACTTCCTGTCTTCTTAGACCCACCTGTCCACGCTATTCCGATCTTGGGACGTTTACCAAGCGTGTCTAAGAGCGTTTTCCACTGAAGTCTGCGTTGCGGATCGGCTGTGAGATAAGCCGTCCCCGGAAAATCTTCTTTTTTCTGCCTGTAGTACTTAGGTAATGAACTAAAGGCCGCTCTACACTCGATGGTATAGTCATTGATCCAGCTTAATTCTTGGCCTTCTGTGACGAAACGTGTACCAAACACATCAGCTTTCGGGAAACTTCGCTTGAATAGACCCGTTAAACGGCGGTCGCATTCAATAATGACTTTCTTGGAGTCTTTTATGAGGTCAGGGATACAGGAAGCGAATTTAATCTCATCGCCTATGCCCTGTTCTCCGTAAGTCACGATTACTTTATCCTTCTCACCGTCCCAACGCGGTTCACCGTTGTAAACCCGTTCCTTTCTGTCTGGACTTCTGCCTACAAAGGCTTCGTAATCTCCCCATCCATTCCAGTCGCCTTGCATCAGTCGAGCAAGACCACGGTTGAACAATGCTTCGGGGAGATTTGGTGAAAGAGATAATACTTTATCCAGTAAGGGAATAGCTTTCTCAGGCTTTCCCCTTACAACGTAATTCAGGCCGATGTTCAGATAGGGATCGATGTACCTAGGGTCTAAGGCAATCGCCCGTCTGAATATCTTTTCGGCTTCGTCTAAATCGTGACCTTCTTGGAAAGTCCTACCGTATAACGTCAAGACTTTGCTAGTTGTATATCCTAATTCTATAGCCGACCGTAAAAGGTTCCTAGCTAACCCAAACCTGTCTTGTTCGTAAGCGATAAACCCCATCATGTACAACGCATGAGCGTTATCGGGATTATCGTCTAGGACTTCATTGATTAACTTGGTAGCTTCAACATACTGCTTCTCTTGTATGAGAGAAGTTGCTAATTCAAGGCTCATCCTCTTGGTGCGTGCCTCATGTTGGTAACTTTGAAGTTAGGGTAAAGCTCGTTAATTTTACGAAATACTGCTTTCGTGTGATCTGGATTAAACACATTCAACCCGTGTTCTTCACGTAACTTGAGAATGATCGAGTCAGGGATATGGGCATAATGCAACCAATCCTGTTTCATACCACTTCTGGTATACGTCGAGTCGTTAGCTAGACGTTTCGTGTTTTCCATGATCGGTTGAACGTCTTGCACCGTTTCAATGGTAGACACGTTATTGACTTCGTCATGATGAAAGATTTCCGTTAACCCAGTTTCTTCGTCGTGACCTAGTATTTTCTTCATAAAGAAAGGGGGCATTTCTGCCCCCTTCTCCGTTAGAGAGCGGAGGTAATTTTACCGCTCGCCGCTTCGTTCTTAGAGATAAGCGTGCATTCCACCAACAGCTGACGACGAACAGCGTCACCGGTGATTGCAAGCTCTTTCTGCTGGAACGGACGCAGATAAGCGACACCCCAATATTCCATGTCCAGAACGAGAGCGACGTTCGAGCGCATGAAACGATTAGGAACAATGGCGTGTTCACCAAAGTTCGAGACGTACAGATCAGCACCGCCGACAATAGTCGCCTGGGAATTGCCTTTGACTTCCTTATACAGCGTGGCAATACCAGAGAAACCAGCAACACGGGTTTTGATCGTACCCGATACCATGACAATCTTAGGATCACCACCAGCCGTCCAGCACGCTTGAATGACCGTATCCAAATTCGTCTTGGTCATCGTAACGTTGTTGGAGTTATCGGTAGGAGCCGCGACACGGCCCGAGATAAATCCTGGAGTCGTCGGGCTACCACCACTGCCTACGTCAGTGCGGTTCGTGAAAATCCACGATTCCACAGACGCAAGAGTCGCGGCAGACGCCGCAGCACCGGAGGTAGACGCTTGGTTACGCACAAGGGCGTATTCTTGATCTCGTTTGAGTTCCTTACCCTGTTTGGCGATTTGATAAGCCAGGTCAGACTTACGACCGGCTTTATCAACTGCTTCTTGAGTACCAGAGACACCAAAGGTCTTTTGGAGAATCTGGGTGTAGTTACCCAAACGAGTAGTCGGATTGATGGTCGCGTTGGTCGCGTCATCACCCTGAACCGCAGCATTTGACGCAGCGGACGCCAGCGAATCGGTCTGCCATTCCGTATAGGTGGCAGAGGCTTTCATCTTCTGAGCGTTGGACAGAAACGGGGTTTCGGTTGGACTGATGTTATAAATCACGTCAGACAAATCTTCACGGTCACCGATAGCCGTGAAGGTCTGGAATGTTGCGGCTGCAACGGTCATAAATACTCCTTAATCTGTCTTACTTCAGCATTCGTTCGATGATCTTTGCCGCATCGTCTACCTTGCCGGTTTTACGAAGATGTGAAAGATCGGCCTTTAACTGCTCCTGCTGCTTGTCAGATTTCGCGGGGGTAGTACCGCTCTTGAGAACCTTGGGAAGATTCAGGACTTTCTTTTGTTGAATGGAAGCGGCTTTATTCGCTTTCTCATACAACATGGCGTTGCGGATTAACTTGACGTGTCTATGGTCTACGACACTTCCGATCTCTTGGTCTGTGAAACCAAGCCCTTTCAAGTAACCGCCAATCTCTGCTTTCTCTGCATTTGCCCGGGAGGTGTCTTTCCATTCGGGGATGGCGTCAAGCATGAGTGACGATTCTTTCTTCAGGGTTTCGCCGATCTGTTCCTGAAACTTCTTTGCTTGTTCTGCTTCGGCCTGCTGAGCGTGGACGTAGATATTCTGCTTTAGCATCTGCAACTGGCCGAACTTGTCGTTGTACTCCTGTTTACGCGCGGCAAACTCAGCCGGATCAGTGTTTCGCAACTGAGTCCAGTTAACGGAGTTGTATTCAGCGAGTAAGTTTTGTTCGAAAATCTGACTTAACGCGGAGGCTTCACGCACTCGATTGGTAAGTTCCTGAACATGTGTCTGACGCTCGGCCTCAAAGGCTTTTCGTTGTTCAGCCAACTCCATCGACTTTTGCGTGTAGACTTTTTCCTGCTGGTAGCTCTTAACGATTTCACTAAGAGGCACTACAGATTCTTCACCGTTTACTTTTGCTCTAGCCTTGAGGTTTAACAGCTTCTCTAAGGGGAGTCCTGTTGCTTCGGCGAGTTCTTCAAGTGTCTCTAGTTCGGCGTTTGCCTCACCTTCTTCTTTGTCTTTCTCAGCTTTAACCTCGGGAGCTTCCGGTTCGGGAGTGGCTTCTTGGGTTTGAACTGTTTCCTGCTGTTCGGTAGCTTCTTCGCCTTTCGGATCGGGTTCGCTTTGACTCTCGGGAGTGAGCAAACTTTGAATCTTTCCAGCGGCTACAGAAATATCATCAGCGCCCGTAGGGTTGGCTGTTTCCATATTGACTCCATTTAAAGGACAGGGGACAGGATTGCCCCCTGGTTGCGCTGCGTCTCTCGACGGGGCGCGAACTCAGTTACTTAAAACCTACATTGAGCTTGAGTTTGTTCATCAAGCCCTGAATCCGGTTAAGTTCATGGGACGCCATAGTCCCGGTTTCCATGATGGATCGGAAATGGCGCTCGAATTCATTAACAGCCTTTAACATTTTCCAGGCTTCTTCACGGCCTTCTTTATCCTGTGACTTAGAGGTTTCCCACGAATCACGGATATTGTTCTTGATGGTTTCGAGAGCCTCTTTGACTAGCTCATCTTCCATCACTCTCTGAGCGCGAATACCTCGGGATGATTCTATCTGTAACTTATCCGTATCACTCAAGCGTTAGGCCTTTGTTTGGAAACCTGGCTCAACTCCATCTTGCGATTGATCATGTCACGGGTTTTCATGCTGTGATCATGGGCATGAGTCATGGTCGTTTTAATGGAGTCGTAGACGTTGTTTTGATGGTTGATCATGGCGACTGTCGTGGCATCGAGATCGGCCTTGTACTTCTCAAGCGCAGCGTCTCTAGTTGCTTGGTGGTCAGCCAACAGGGCTTCCATGCTTCGAAGCTGAGCTTCAATCTGAGCCGTAACCATCTGGACATTACGTTCCTTGTCATCTGACTCTGAAGTCAATTGGACTTTAAGCATTTCTATCTGATTGGCTATCTGTTCTAACTGAGCCTTACGCATGGAGTCCTGCTGTTTAAACTGGAGTTCCATGGCATCGGTACGGGTTGCCATATCGACTTTGTACTTCTCGGACTGCCTCTTACCCTGCTCGATCTGCATTTGAGCCTGCAACGCCATTTCTTCAGGTGACGGACCAGGAGGCGGCGCAGGCGGAGCTTTGCTAGGATCGCTGAAGAACTCATCTGCGTTCTTAAACCCGTTGATCTGGGCCTTCTTCTTGAGCGCGTTGTAAATGTTTTCAGGCTTGACTAGAACGCCTAATCCACCGTTTTGCGCTAGATTGGTTTGGTCAGTGATTACTGAGTTGATAGAGATTAGCTGCTGGTCTTTGGAGGCCGAACCTAAGCCAACAGATACAGTCATGTTGGTTCGTTCTCTCCACTCTCTCGGATCAACCGTCACCCACTGATTACGTAACTTCACTACTTCCGGAACGTTCTGGTATTTACGGTTGAGTTCATGAATATCCATGAACAACTGCTTAACACCGGTCTCTGCAAAGATACGTGCAATCATCTCTACACGTTGTTGTGCGGCACTGAGAAGCCCTTGAACTGCGGGAATGTTGGCTTCCTTCAAAATGTCAGCATTAAGACCCTGGAACTGCTTACCTACACCTGTACGAGTTTCTTTCACCTCGTCCAGATAGTTGATCATGTTGAACGCATCCCCGGAGAGAGGAGGCGGAACAATGGGCATTAAGTTCTGACCAGGAGAATCTTTGGTTCTGACTATCCCACCAGGACGACGGGTCAAGAGGTCGTCAAGGTTTACCCTACCCTCTTGTGCCCCAACCATTGAATTGTTGTTGAGGTACAGATTGTCCAGAATCTGACGCCAGATCGTGGATTTGATTAGCTGAAGGTCACGGACCAAATCAGCTATGGAGAGCCCAAAGAACTTATGGGTCAGGATAATGGGGGTCAGTGAACAGAACGGAACCCTGTCCGTCTCCTCGTTGTCGAGGATTTCATTCCCCGCCATCGTGACTTTACGTAACTCAGCTACCCCGTCACCGTCGTAGTCTACTTTGACGTAGCACTCATACACCCAGACTTCACGCATCGACTTGTCAGTCGTAGAGCTAACGGTATTGCTTAGCTCGTCGGTGATGTTACGTCTGGCGATATACTCCGATTCCGTGTTGATGTGGTCATCTGAGGGAAGGCTGTTAACCTTCGCTTTGTCATATCCCATCTCAAGAAGGTCAGAGATGGTCTTCTTGCTTCTGTGAGCGGTGAAATACGCTAGCTTCGGGTTAGGCGACTTGGCCTTGGAAGATATGAGAAATTCTTCCGGCGGTACGTTATCCACAATGATTTCATGGGATACGTGATTACGTCTTAAAACCACATCATGGACGTTCATGGGGATTTGTTGCCCCATGACTTCTACAATGATCTGTCGTTCAGTGTGTTGCTTAGGCTCTAACTCAGGATCGCTCATTAACATCATGAACTCACCATCGGTTAGGCCTTCGTACTGTTCTTTGGTGTTCTCTTCTTTCTTATCGCAGTAGGTTTTGACTATGCCGTTCTTTTGTAAGAGCGCGTCCTTAAACCACGTATAGAGGATTAGGAAGCCTTCGTTCTTCTTATAGAACGTGTAGTTACAATAATCAGTCTCTTGGTCGGCTTGGGGTTCGTCTTCTAAGCCTACCGGATCAAACTCTACTGCTTTGTCACCCGATGAGAATATGCGCATCAGAGACGGCATGATCCATTCAATCGTTTCCGCTACCTCACGAGAAACGACAGACGAGCGGCCTTCCATCTCATTACCGAACGGTTCCCCGAGGTAATAATCCATCGCTTGGGCGCGTTGGTTGGAGAGGTCCCCACCCATATATCCCATCGCTGAAGTGATCTCAGCGTTAACGATGGCTTTTAATTCTGTGTCTTCCATTATTTCGGCTTAGGCCCGGGTTTCTTGCGTTGTTCTAGTACTTCTATGCGTTCTTGGAGCTGTTTAACCAATTGCTCTAATTCTTTGACTTTGTGTTGGAGGGCGATGCTCATACGACCCAGCTAGTGTTTACTTTCAAGGGTTCTTTGCTCCACTGAGATGTCGTGAGGTTGTCGCCAAATAATCTGGTGCCGACGTACTGAAGCGCATCATGAACATGGCTGTATTGATTCTTGTCCGGTTTATCGACGTAGCGCTCTTTGGAAGTCTGGAGGCGTCTGAACTGATATCCACCTTGAAAGCCTTTCCTCAACATCTTGCAGTCAGGATGAATAATCAACGCAGGCTTTCCTTCCTTCAGCGTGCTTAGCTGCTTTTTTACTGACTCAATACGAATAGTCGGTGTTTGTTCACCGGAGCTAATCTGAATGCCCTTAGCTTGGAGGATTTGAAAGCAGGTCTTTTCGTCTGTCTGGCTTTCTTGCTGCCCTGCCGGGTCACCGTAATCGGTGAACTTAAACCCTGGGAATACTTGGTTGCTAAACATAATCACTTCGTCTGAAAACTTATCGGCTCCCATGTGTTCAGAGGTGAGTTCTTTTCTCACCAACCAGCGCCCTGATGGAGTTATTTGAGTAAACACACAGGAAGGCGTCAGACCAAAGTCCCAACCTCGTAAGATCGGCTGTGATTTGCTGAACTCGAATTCCTGACAATGGAGATTGTCGTTGTACTCTGGATATACCGGCTTGCCGTCGATGACGAAGCCGTATTGACCAAGGACGTAGACCTTATTCGCTTCTGAATCCATACCACTGGCTAAGTTCTCGTAGTATCCAATGGGTAGATTGGATTTGTTCTCAGCTTCGGGACTTAAGCCCGATGGCTGCTTAAATATTTCAGAATTCTCTGGCTTGGTTTCTTCAAAGAGCTTGTACCACCAGGAGTCATTATCCGGCGGGTTCGTATCCATGAAGATTCCGAACCACGTCGGACCGCCTTCCCTCGCCGCTGGATACCGTCCGACACGGCCTTGCAGCGCTTGGATAATCGTCCAAGGTATTTCGCGAGCTTCGTTAACCCATGCGCCAGTAAGTTCAAGAGATAACAGGTTATCGACTTGATCTGGTCTATCGAGCGCTCTGAATAAGACTTCAATCTCAGCGCCAGGGAATTTGGTGATGAGGTACGTATGATCCGTTGACCTCCACTCGCCGAAATGAATAGGCGGAAGCCATTGGTGGAAAGTCTTGAGGCTAGTGTCTTTAAGCTGCTGGTAGGTATTGCGAATAATTGCCCACCGCGTGCGGCGTACACCATCTGGTCCTGGTAACTGCGCCATGGAACGTTTAATGAGTTCAATCACACACCCTGATGATTTGCCTGATCCAAACGGCCCCATTAGCCCGCGAATGAACTTATCGGACTGGCTGAACTGCTTAATTGTGGGGACCTGGGAATAGCTGTACTTGATTACTAACTCTTGACTCATCCTTCAATCACGAACTTAACGGGGATTGCTCCACCGTCTGGGCCTGATAGTTCCTGTGATGGTTTACCATCTACCCGATCAGCCAGTTCTCGGAATGACGATAAGTCGCCTTCTTCTGCTGCTTTCTTTACTTGAGCAAGGCACATCTTGCGCAGAGCTTTCTCTGGGCCTTCAATGAACTTGGCACATGGGTCTTCGTCTTCGTAATGAGCAAGCGCCCATCTAATCGCATCCCTGAAGATCTTTCCTTTGACAGCGTTGCTGTTACCTACTGGCGCACCCATTTGAGTCAAAATATATGGTTGTTTGGGTTAGTAAAACTTCATGTTTGAAGTCTGAGACTCACGGACTTGGTTAGCAACGTTCTGTCGATACCATTCGTCATAACTGACTGACGGTTGTCCGCTGCTCTGAGCCTCAATAACGTAATCCTGATAAGCCTTGTTGAGATTGGCGTTTACCGGATTGCCTTGTGAGGTTTTGCTGTCGTAAGCCATATCAACAGCCTTTTTTTCCTTTACCGCCTTTGCCTTTCTTTTTCACGTCTTCTCCTTGGATTTGTAACCACTGGTCGAAATGTAAACTTGTACGGGATTCTCGGTAGAGGTTTAGCCAATACAGATAAAGCTTCTCTGCCTTTTCAATTTCTAGATCGGTCACGTTAAAACTTACGCTTGTAACCGAGTTTGTATTGCGTGTCCTGGTCATGACCGCCGTTTACGCCTAGGCTGAGGAGCCCACCTAGAAAGGGGTGTTGGACTTTAAGTCCGTAGTCACCGTTGAAACCTACGTTACCGTTTAACATTCCGATGCCTAATGGCTGTTGGAAGTTGATGCCTCTAAGTCCTAGGTCTAAGTTCGGTGTAGGTACATTAGGCTGACGGATGATGTCCTCTAGCCTTTTCCTGTTGGGGTTTAGCCAGAATGAATCTGGCTGGCCTAGAGGGAGTAGATTAGGGTCGAAGTCCATTTACGTATACTTTTCTTCACAATTTCCTCCAGGCAATAAAAAAGCCCCGGTTAGGGGGCTTGGGGTTCAGACTTTGGTAACTCTGGAAGATGCGGTGGATCGATCTTCAGGACTACATGGCAGTAAATTAGTTCTGCCAGCCATCCTCGAAACGTCTCGCAATAAACTTCCCGAAATGGGACTTTGTAATAACCGATCATTGTTTATCCTTCACTTCCTCAAACGTCCACCCCGGCATTTCCTTTTCCTCTCCGTCCTCGAATTTGACGAGATAGAAACCGTCTTTTACGAATTTGATTACGGTTGCGTAGTCTCCGTTATGGGAACCCATGAGGAAGCGGATTTTGGTGCCGGGTGGATATTCGGTCATAAATTAGAAACCCGCCGAAGCGGGTTTTTACTCTGTAGCTTTATTCGGCCGCATCCCGCTTGAAGGATGTTCTAATTTGATTGGCGCTTCCGGCACGGGTCTTTTTACGCTAGCGTTACCCAATCAATCCGGCCTATTCCAAAACAACCTCAATAACTTTTGGTCTGCCAGGACTCGCGACTGATGCCACCTATCTATTTCCGTAGAGCAGGACTTAGATGCTGATAATTTTGGCACATTCTTGTCCCATGTCAATGGTTAGCCAAACATTCTTTTACCAATCGCTCGCCAACCCATGTCGTCCCACTTTGCCAAGATGTCGATTAGTAACTTTCTACGATCATCCCAAATTCTGTCGAAGGTCGTTTTCGGAACTTCCAAGAGACTCGCCCACGTCCTGATCGTCCAAGTTGGGACACCTGTACCATTACACGGCCAACATTGAATAACCTTGTTTTCAATTACCCGTTCTTTTGTCCCATTACATACTGGGCACACATGAGGAATTGCATACTGGTACACGACGAATAGCGTCATGTCTTTTATAAATCCTGGCCTATGGGATTTGGTTTGTATCCAGCTATCCATTTCCTTTGGTTCAATGGCTAGGTAGAGCCAGTTAGCACATGAGCCTGCGAGCTTCCTCTGATCTGAGTATTTGATCCGCATGAGGTCTCTGGTGCCTTCCGGAAGCTTTGTAAGGCCTATCGCAGCGGCTATCTCATGATCGGTGAATTTCGGGATTCCCCTACCCGAACCGAAAGGGAAGTCAGAATCCGGCATATTAGATTTGGGATTCAACCTTGCGAGTAATTCACCTACGGATGATTTCAAATTCCTTGCTCCACGGGAAACTCTTAAACCGATGGTTTAACTACCACAACCTTTGGCATGTGCATTTCACACATTCCATGTTCAGTCCATCCTGAATAAACGGCATTCCATTCTGGTGGTCTACATACCCAGCCTTTCTGAATCGAACAAACACAATTCTCATGCTGCGCCCTGAATTCCTTGGTCACCGTCGTACAGTGGTGGTAATCCGCCTCGTGATACTGACAATTGCAGCAACACGCCTTCCAACGGCTATTTAAGTTACATTCCTTGCTCATACCTTCATCGCCTCCAACGAATGCTCCGATCCACAATAAACCTCCCGCTTAAGCGCATTCCAATAGCTTGAAGCGGGGTAAAATAGCTTCCTATCAAAATCAAACTTGGCCATAACAGGTGCTCGACATATAGGGCACACCCAAGATGGGTAATACCCTTGGTCTGGGGGTTGGTCTGTGTAGGGCCAGCGAGGGGGA